CGGGAAGGCTTGGTGAAAGGCCGCTTCGCTGCCGCGCCGTAATCTGCTCGGTTTGCAATGGCCGGCCCTGTGCCGGCCTTTTTCGTTTCAGGAGGCAATATGAAAATCAAAGTAGTTTGGGGGTTCGTTGGCAACGCGGCCCTGCTGGGTGCTGAGTCGAGCTCGGTGAAAGCTGGACAGGTGTTTGATGAGGTGGACGACGAATATGCCCATACTCTGATTGGCAAGGGGCTGGCGGAGGAAGTAGACGCTGACGGGAAGACCAAGGCGACCGCGCCGAAGCAGTCGAAGTCGGTGGCCCCGAAAGAGAACAAGTAAATGATCGACCTGGCGCGCGTGAAGCTGCATTTGAGGGTGGACGGCGATGAGGAGGACTCTCTCATCAATGGCTACCTTGAGGCGGCCAAGTCCCATGTGTCCATGCATTGCGACAGAGAATTGGTCGAGGCAGCGCCGGTAGAACCTGATCAGATGGGAATTACCCCAGACGTTGAGCAGGCCATCCTGCTGCTGGTTGGTCACTGGTTTGCGAACCGTGAAGGCGTGGCGCTGGGCACCATATCCACAACCGTTCCGCTGGCTGTTGAGCGGTTGCTCATGTACAGGAAGCGCTATTGATGAGAGCCGGCCCATTACGTCACCGCTGCATGCGCCGCGGCCACATCGACGGCAAGGATGCCCTCGGCCAGCCCTCGAAGGTCTGGGGCGACCTCGGAAAACTTTGGGCGGAGATCAATATTCCTTCCGGCCGCATGTACGAGGCAGCGTCCCAGATGCAGGTCACGGTTACCGCCGAAATCACCATTCGTTACCGCAAGGACGTGGTGGCGGGTCAGCACCTGGTGCATGACGGGATCACTTACGAAATCATCGCGCCGCTGGCTACCAACCAACGGGACATGCTGAAACTCATGTGCAAAACGGTGAAGCCAAAATGAGCAACGGTTCGCTTACTGTCGTGGGCCTTGGTGAGCTGCAGGCCGACTTCGAGCGTCTGGCCAAGTCCGTAGGTAACAAAATCGCCAGGGATGCCGCCATGGCTGGAGCCAGGGTGGCCAGGGATAAGGCCCGTAGCACGGCGCCAGTTCGTACGGGCAAGCTGAAGAAGAACATCGTTGCCGTCAGCGTGAAACAAGCTGACACGCCTGGCGGTGCTACTGCCGGCATCCGCGTGAAGAAGCCGACCGGAAAGCAAGCAAAGGCGCTGAAGCGTCCCGGCAAAAAGGGGCGCACGTCTAAGACCGATTACGACTCGCCGTTCTACTGGAAGTTTCTGGAACTGGGCACATCGAAGATGCAGGCCCATCCATTCATTCGACCAGCCTGGGACGGCAGCTTGCCTCAAATCGAAAAGGCCGTTGCTGAAAAGTTGGCCGAAGGCATCGACAACGCCATCACCCGGTAAACCCAATGATCGAGAAATCACTCATCGACAGGCTTTCGCCTCTGGTCGACGGTCGAGTGTACTTCGGCGTTGCGCCGGAGGACGCCGCACAGCCGCGGCTGGTGATTCAAACGGTAAGCGGCACCACCGGTTTCACTCTCGCCGGCTGGGACGGCTCAAGCGACCTGACTATCCAGCTCGACGCATGGGGGGAAAGCTTCCTGCAGGCGCTCACTCTTGCTGGCCAGGCCTTCACCGCGATGACCACGGATGGCGCCGACTTCACCACCGGCGGCGCAGACCGCCTGGCGGATGTTTTCGAAAACGACACCAAACTTTTCAGCGTGAGCTGGGAATACACCCTGCAACCATAGGAGGCCACATGGCCGTTCAAACTCCAACGAAAGCGAAGTTCGTCAAGACGCAGGGCACGGCTCTCAGCGTTTCCAAAGCAACTACTCTCGACCCAAAGGCAGTCGGCATTGAATGGGCCGATCTGTCCGTCACCATCAAGCAGCCCCAGTTCCAGGGCGGGCAGTCGGATGAGATCGAAGTAACGGTGCTCGCCAGTGAGGCGAAAGAGTTCACCGTAGGCCTGGCCGATAACGGCACGTTCAGCATGTCCGGGAACTGGAAGGCTGACGACGAAGCACAGACGGTACTGCGTACTGCCCGCGATGACGGTGAGCCGCGCGCGTTCAAGTCGCTGTTCAAAGACGGCTCGTCCTCCAGCTTCCTCGGCCTGGTCACCCAGTTCACCTGGGACGCCGCGCCAAACGGTACCGTTAACGGCACGTTCAACGTGCGTATCACCGGCGCCGTATCCTTCGACCTGCCGGTGGTGCCGTAATGGCCCGGGTAAAAGTCGGCGGCGGGTTTGATCTGCGCTCCATGGCGCTGGACCCGATGCGCAATTTCAAGCATGAGGGTCTGACCATTGATGAATGGGAGGGCGCCAAGGTCGTCGTCAGAGCATTGAGCGCTGGCGATTGGGTCGAGTACCGGCGCCGCGCCGCGCAAGCGGTCGCAGAGGCCCGGCAGGAAGCTGGCCTACCGGCACAGAAGCAAGAGCCAGAGGAAGGCGACGGCGCACCGTCTGAGCCCATGGTTGAAATCCAGTCGTCGCCACTGTATGCATTCGTCCTGGTGCGTGCTTTGCTCGATGAGAAAAATGCCCGGGTGTTCCAGGATGAAGATGTGCCTGCTGTAGCTGAAGCTTTCAGCCCGGTGCACGACCGCCTTGTCGGCAAAGTTTTCGAGCTGAGCGGTGTTGCGGCCGGCGCCGGCGGTGCAGATCCGGTGGACGCCGCGGGAAACGGCTGACGGAGGAGCCAGAGTTGGCTTTCATGCTTACTCTGGCCCTCCTCCTCGGTATGACGCTCCAGGACCTGCGCTCACGGATGAGCGCGGAGGAGCTGTTCCTCTGGATGGCCTACAACCAGGAATCACCATTGAGCGATACTCGCGGGGATATCCAGGCATCAATTGTTGCGGCTTCTGTGTTTCAGGCCCAGGGCGCGAAAGTATCGGCTGTCGACCTGATGCCTAAATGGAAGGAAGAGCCGGCGGTTGTGGTTGATGAGGCGGCGCAGGCGGAGGAGGGAGCGGAACTGTTCCGCGCGTTCCTGATGGTAAAAGCGAACGAGGGTAACAATTGTTCGTGAAGATCATTCTAGATGCTAGAGTTTGATTTTTTAAATGTGAAGGTCCAATTGTGCTTAGGTACACGGAGTTTGATCGCCAGAAAGTGAGGGCATTGCTGGATGAGCATGCCGCCGAAGTGACCAGGGAAGTCAGGATCACAGGCGTACCGGATTTGGCGCTTGCAAGGAACAATCAGGAAATTGATCGACTCCGAGAGCTCATGACTGACCAAGAGCGTCAGGTTTTTGATTCCTTACTGAGTTCCGAGATTGAAGCTGATCAGCAAAAGGCGAGAGAAGGCCTGATCATTGCTCGACATGAGGTCAGCGCCGCTCAGCATGAATTTGAAGTTGCGCAAGGCCGTGAGTTGCGAGCGACAGAGGATGGCGTCAAAATTTCTACATACCTTGTTTTGGCCGTGATCGGAGTTCTGATTTTGTTTTTCTTGTTCAGATAACTTCACACCGGACCATCGACCCGCCTCGCGCGGGTTTTTTATTGCCTGGAGAAAACTATGGCGGGGCAAACCCTTCGATCCCTGATCGTGAGTGTTTCGGCCGAAACGAGCGCTTACCAGCGCGAGATGGCGAAAGCCGGTCGTATGGGCCAGAGCTATCTGCGGACCATCACCTCAGGCAATCGGGACGCCACAAGTTCTTGGCGCTCTCAAGAGGCCGCTGTGCGTGCGCAGGGCGCGGCAATGCAGTCTCTCACTTCCACAGTGGGCAGCTATGCCGCCGCAATGGCTGGTGCATTGGCAGTGGGCAACGTTGTTCACCAGGCTGACGCCTGGAACCAAGTAAATGCTAGGCTCAAACAGGCCACCACCAGCACTGAAGACTTCGCCGTAAGCCAGAAATCCTTGTTTGAACTGAGTCAGCGTACTGGCACTTCGTATTCAGATAATGCCGGTTTGTTCAGCCGCTCGGCGTCATCGATGCGTGAATTTGGGTATTCAACATCTGAGGTGCTTGGAGTTACAGAAGCATTATCGGTGGGTCTGCAAGTATCCGGTGCGACCTCAGCTGAGGCTTCCTCTTCTATCACTCAGTTTGCTCAAGCACTTGCCCAGGGCGTGCTGCGCGGGGAGGAATTTAACTCCATCGCTGATAGCGGAGATCGTGTTCTACGCGCGCTTGCGGCAGGGATGGGCGTTGCTAGGAGCGAGCTTAAGGCCATGGCTGATAAAGGGCTGATCACTATTGATAAGCTCGTGCCAGCGCTGATCAGCCAGCTTGGGGTCCTAAACGAAGAGTTCGGCAAAATGCCCCCTTCAGTCAGCCGCTCAACCACGGCCCTGACTAATGCCTTCCAGGCGTGGATTGGAGGAGCTGACTCAGCAACCGGCAGCACAGCGGTTCTCTCTGGTGCGATTGACCTTGTTGCAAAGAACATGGATGTATTGGCCGCGTCGGCGTTAACTGCGGGCGCCGCCTATGTCGGACTGAAGTCTGGCGAACTGATTAAGGGGTTGCGTGATCAGGTCGGCGCTTTGCGGGAAGCCCGATCTGCCGAAATTGGCCGGACTACCGCCCAGCTTGATGCGGCCACAGCCGCCGCCCGCCGTACCGCTGCAGAAGTGATCGCCGCAGAATCCCAGGTCGCAGCGACAAGATTTACCGATGGTCATACCGCAGCCCTCAGCCGCCTTCGACTCGCCAGGCTGGCTGATACCCAAGCAACCGTCGCGCAGACCGCCGCGCAAGCCGCCCAAACAGCCGCGACATCACTGGCTGGGCGGGCCGGATCGGCGCTGCTTGGGGTAATGGGTGGCCCGGCCGGGCTTGCTGTTACCGCCGGCGCCGTAGCGGCGAGCTATTTATTGTTCCGCGACAACAGCGATAAGGCCCGGCAAGCTACCGTCGACCTAAAGCGCCCCGTGGAGGAGTTGCGCAAAGAATTTGCCGAGCTTGGCAAAGAGCAGGCGCGGTATAAGCTTGACGGCGTTATCCAGCAGCAGGCGGACGCACAGGTCGCGGCACAGAAGGCGCTACGCGAGATCCGCGCCGCTGCCCAGGGCAATGACAAGTGGGGCGATACCTACTCGGCCAACCCGTTCCAGCGCGATCGGGCGGTGACAGACTTCAATCGTCGCATTGCCGGCGGCCAGGATATTGATTCCGCCAGTCAGCAGTTGGTCGCGGCAATCGGTCCAAACAAGGAAATGACCAACGCCATCAACGCCTCGGCAGCAGCGTACGGTGAGGCCATCAAGGCCTCCGGCGATTATGGCGACGTCGCCAATATACTGACCGCGCGCTTGAATGATGTCGCCGACGCGGCCGGTCAGGCCGGTGCGGGCCTGAAGACAATAGAAGGACCGGATCAGAAAACGATTGACGGCTGGACCAGTTACTCCAAGACGCTGGTGGAGCGACTGAATTCGGTGCGGGATGGCGGAGACCTGGTCGGTGAGGTGAATCGCCGTATTGAGCGTGAGGGCGTCGACCCAGCTACTGCGGAAGGCTGGCGCATTCTAGCCGGTGCTATCAAAGGTTCCGAGGCTGCGGCCAAGGCGTCGGAGGAAGCCCAGCAGAAGGCGAAGAAAGCGGCGGAGGATATTCAGCGCCAAGCCGAACAACTCAACAACGCTTACAAGCAGACCCTGGCCAACCTCACACAGCAGGTAGCGCTATATGGTGAAACTACCGAGATAGGGCGCCTCCGCTACGAGCTCACCACTGGCGAGCTTTCGAAGCTATCAGCGAAGAACAAGGTAATGCTCGAGGGCAAGGCCATTGAGCTCGACGCGCTCAATGCCAGAAAGGCCTATGACGGCTTGATGTCAGGCCTTCAAACCAAAGAGCAGGCCCTGCTTGCAACCACGAAAGAGCGGATGCAGGTCCTGGAAATAGCCAATCGCGCTGGGAAGCTGTCGTCAGACGACTATCGCGCCGGCGCTGATGCCATCTCGAAAGCCACCGTTACCGAGGCACCAGAGTTTGGTGGCATCGACTCCTCGGTGGGCGGGCCGTCCGGTGAGCTGGTCAAGATTGCAGAGGCCGAGGCCGCCCTGAAAAAGTGGCACGACAAGCAGATGTCGATGCAGGCCGAACTTCGCGATCAGATCCTGGCCGACCAGCAAAGCACCAACGAACAGAAGCTCGCCGCCGAGCAGCAGTACTTGGACCGCGTGGTGGAAATCAACCAAACGAACCAGGCACGGCTTTCAGACATTCAGGGCGCTTACAAAGTGGCCGTGATCGGCACATTCAGCGAGCTGTCCGGCCAGGCCGCCGACATGGTTGGCAAGATTGCTGGCGAGCAGTCCGGCGCTTACAAGGCGTTGTTTGTCGCGCAAAAGGCGTTCGCGGTGGCGTCGATCATCATGAACGCCCAGATAGCTGCAGCGAAGGCACCGGCTGAACTGACCATCCTGGGCGGTATCCCGGTGGGCGCGGCGCTGCTGGCTGCTGGTTACGCCAATGCGGGCATGGTCGCCGGCATGGCGCTGGCCGGCTTCTCTGACGGTGGCTTTACCGGGCCGGGTGGCAAGTTTGAGCCGAAGGGGGTGGTTCACGGCGGCGAGGTGGTCATCCGCAAGGAGGTGGTCGGTCAGCCAGGAATGAAAGATTACCTAATCGGACTGAACCGCAGCGGTAAGCCTGGCTATGCAAGCGGCGGATTCGTCGGAAGCCCAGGTATCACACCGGCCTTCACCGCTCCATCTGTCGCGCCGGGCGCTGGGTCAGGCTCTGCTCCGGAGATTCACCTTCACATCAATGGCGACGGATCTGGTGGATCTGTGAACGCGCCGGAAGGCTATGAGCAGATGGGGCTGGCGCTGCTTGCCACCGCACGCTCCGAAATGCCCAAGATCGCGCGCCAGGTGATCGTGCAAGAGAAAGGACAGAATGGCCTGCTCGATCCCAACAATCGGAGAAACAGCTGATGGCAGAGGTATTCAACTGGTCGCCCAGGGTTGGCTCTTCCGGTGACGACCAACCCGACGTGCTTGAGTCGAAGTTCGGTAATGGCTACAGCCAGCGTTTATCCGTCGGCATCAATAATATCGCCGGTACATACGCCGTTTCCTTTACGGGCGGTGAGGCTTATATCAAGCCGATCCGGGAATTCTTCAAGCGGCACAAGGGGGCAAACCACTTCTTGTGGACCCCGCCGCTCGAGGTTCAAGGGGCTTACATCACAACCGGTGGCTGGAGGCTGCAAACCCACGGCAACAAGAAGTACACCCTCAGCACCACTTTCCAGCAGGTATTTAACCCATGATCACTTTGGACGACCAGAAGCTCGAGCCGGGCGCGGTTATTCAGCTGATTGAGTTGGACGGCGAGGCGCGTGGAATGGGCATCTTGCGGTATCACGCGCATCAACAGTCCACGCCGATCATCTGGAAGGGCGACGTGTATCTACCACGTCCTTATGAGACCGGCGGGTTCGGGCGCAGCGTTGAAGGCAACAACTCCACACCCATGCTGAAGATCAGCAATATCGACGGAACGATTACAGCGCTATGCCGGCGATTCCAGGGGATGAGTGGGGTAAAGCTGACGGTTCGACAGACGTACGCGAAATACCTGGACGCTGCGAACTTTCCTGAGGGCAACCCCACGGCCAGCACCATGGAGAGGCTGGACATCTCCTATATCAACCAGGTCACCAGCTTGTTGCGCGAGGAGGTGGTGTTCTCGCTGGCGCCGCCGACCGCTGTTAAAGGCCAGAGGTTGCCAGGCGGCCTGATCATGAACCGGTGCGAGTGGTGCCTGTGGGGCGAGTACCGCGGCCCCGACTGCAATTACACCGGGATCAAGATGTTCGACGTCGACGGCAACCCCGTAGACGACCCTGCGTTCGATCGCTGTGGCGGCCGGCCAAGTGACTGCGAAATTCGCTTTGGGAAGGGCAACCCACTGTCGTTCGGTGGCGCTCCTGGCGCTGCGCTTATTGGATAGACCCTATGAACAAGACGATGCTGAAACAAATTCAGGCGCACGCGGCGGCTGAGTTTCCCAAGGAAAGCTGCGGCGTGGTGATCCGTGAGGCGGGGCGGCTGAAGTACGTTCCATGCCGCAATGATGCCAAGACGCCGAGCGAACACTTCATCATCAACCCCGAGGATAAGTGTGACGCTGAGGACCGCGGCGAGGTGACGATGATCATTCATTCTCATCCTGACGTGCCTCCTGTGCCGAGCATGACCGATCGCGTCAGCTGCGAATTGCACGAAAAGCCTTGGGGCATTGTGAGCTGGCCGTCTGGCGAGTACTTCGAGTTTAAGCCCGACGGTTACCAGGCTCCGCTGGTGGGCCGCGAGTTCGGTCACGGCCTGCTCGATTGCTACGCACTGTGCCGCGATTACTACGAGCGCGAGCATGGGATTGAATTGCCGAACTACCCACGCCGGGACGGCTGGTGGAACGATGGTGAGAGCCTATACGAGAAGTACTACGAGGAGGCCGGTTTCTATCCGGTTTCGATGCCGCGCAAGGGCGACATGATCGTCATGCAGATCAACGCCGCTGCACCGAACCACGCAGGAATCTATCTGGGTGACGGTTTGCTGACCAGCGCCCCGGAACTACACCCGGCCCCGGGCACCTTCCTGCATCACCGCTACAACAAGAAATCCACCCGCGACGTTTACGGCGGCATGTGGGCTGATTACACCGTGCTGATTCTTCGGCACCAACGAGTGCCGGAGGTTGACTGATGGCCATGAGAGCAACGGTTCGCCCCCAACCCCTGGTGGTACTGGTGATGCTTTACGGGGTGCTGGGCACACGATTTGGCCGGGTACACCACTTGGCGGTTGCATCTTGCGCTGAGGCGGTCCATGCCCTTTGCGTGAAGATACCCGGCTTCCGGCGGTTTCTTCGCTTTTCGGAGGAGCGCGGCCTGACTTACGCAGTGTTCCGCGGAAAGAAGAACCTGAGCGAAACCGAGATTGAGATGCGCCAGGACACTGTAGAGCCGATCCGTATTGCGCCAATTGTGATTGGCAGCAAGGGAGGCGGCCTGTTCGCCACCATTGCCGGTCTCGCCCTGGTGGTGGTCGGCGCTATCACCCAGCAGTACTACCTGATAGCAGCTGGTGCTGGTTTGATGATCGGCGGTATCGCCATGAGTATGTCCCCGTCACCGGTGGGCGTGCTGGACAAGGAAGGCGATGGCAACAAGCCTTCCTACGCGTTCGGCGGCGCGGTCACTACGATGGCGCAAGGCCGCTGCAAACCGCTGCTCTACGGCGAACGCGATATCGGCGGCGCCCTCATTTCGGCTGGCGTCTTCTCGGAAGATCAGCAGTAAGGAAAACCCATGTCCAAAATCGCAACAGCGCCTGCTGCAAAGCATCGGCGCCGGCCTGCTGCTGCCCGCGTTTTGGGCGGCAAGGGCGGAGAAAAGAAGCCATACACGCCTTACAAGGCTCCCGATAGTGCGCTTTCGGTAGCCACCGTAAAGCTGCTGTATGCGCTGAGCGAAGGTCCGATTGTTGGCCCGGTTGATGGCTTGCGGTCGATCAAGCTGAACGGCACGCCACTTCTCTCCCCTGACGGGAGCGAAAACTTTCCTGGAACCATCTGGGATTTTCGGCCCGGTACCGTCGATCAGGAGCATATCGCAGGCTTTCCTGCGATCGAGAACGAAGCCTCTCAAGGTCTGCCGGTCGAGCTGAAATCGGACACCCCGTGGACTCATGCAGTCACCGACCAGCAGTTGTCAGCCGTGCGCGTGCGGCTGTCGTGGCCGCAGATATGGCAGGTCAAGACCAATGGGGATCAGATCGGCTATCGCATTGATTATGCGATTGACCTATCGGTCGACGGCGGCAGCTATCAGACCGTCCTGTCGGCCGTCCTGGATGATAAGGGCACGACTGAATACGAGCGCACCCATCGAATCGATCTGCCCGAAGGCTTCACCAGTGCCCTGGTACGAGTGCGCCGGCTCACCCCAAACCGCAATGACTCAAACTTCGCGGACCTGATGCGGATCAAGGGCCTGACCGAAGTCATCGACAAGAAGCTGCGCTATCCAAATCTCGCCTTGGGCGGCCTGCAGTTCGATGCCAAGCAGTTTCAGGACACGCCGAAGTTTGCGGCGCTGATGCGCGGTCGAATCGTGCAGGTTCCGACCAACTACAGCCCGGAAACCCGCACCTATACAGGAGATTGGAACGGCACCTTTAAACTGGCCTACACCAACAACCCGGTCTGGGTCTGGCGCGACCTGCTGTTGCACCGCCGCTACGGCCTTGGACGCCGTATTACCGCCGACATGGTGGACCACTGGACGCTGTACGAGATCGGGCGCTATTGCGACGTGATGGTGCCGGACGGCAAGGGCGGCCTGCAGCCGCGAATGACCACCAACGTCTATATTCAGGATTCGATCGAGGGCTACGCACTCCTTTCGGACATGGCCAGTGTGTTCCGTGGCAGCAGCTGCTGGAACGGCTCCCAGGTCACCATG